GTCCATGGAGAGTTCCCAAATCACAACAGCAATGCGAGAAAGGCAATTAGCCTGCCTTGCCACTAACATTTACTACGAAGCAGGCAACCAACCCTTTGAAGGTAAAGTAGCCGTGGCACAGGTAACAATGAACAGAACCGAAAGCGGTTTATACCCGGCTGATATTTGCAAAACTATCTACCAAAAGAACATTGTCTATGAAAAAGTTCTTTGCCAATTTAGTTGGGTCTGCGACAGAGCCGTTATGGCTAGGCCTGTCAACCGAGCTACTTTTAAGGAAAGTGAAGAGGTTGCTAAAAAAGTCCTATTAGAAGGTTTCCGCTTACCTAGTTTAAAGGATGCAATGTATTTCCATGGAGATTACATTAATCCGGGATGGAAACGTGAAAAGATTGCAAAAATCGGAAATCATATTTTTTACAAATAAGGACTCGAAATGAAATTTATTGGACTCATCTCTAAACTGGTTAACTTTATCTACACGTTCTTCAAGGATCATTTGGGACATATTAGTGCCCATACCCTAGGTTGGATTACTATTGTGCTACTGCACTTTGCGGCCGTTCCTACTTTACTCGCTATGATTTTAGCCCAGAGTGATAAGCTGCCGCCCTACGATCTTATGATCTTTGTGTGGGCCGCCTTAACTACATTGTTCTTTAAAAGCCTTATTGAAAAGAACTTCCTATATGTTTCTACAATCTGTGTAGGATTTATCGGACAGGTAGTTATGTTGGGAATGATCGTATTCAAATAAATAAAAGAATGCGAATTACAGAACTCTTAGCTGAAAAGAAACTAGCCACCCCCACAGCCAGCCAATGCTCTGTGGGGCATTCTCGTTTAAGCAATGTAAGGTACAGCCAATGCGTTAGTCACGGCCTATTAAAGCATGACAGCGATCACACAGCCGGAACTGGTAAACAAGGTGTGAAGGGTTCTGGAGTAAAGCTAAAAGGCCGCAAGCTCAAAAGCGCCGCTCACGGCGGCCCTGTTAAAGACTACTCATAATCTTCGTCATCTTCTTCAGAATAAGTTTCTACAACTTTTTCTAGGAATTCGTGAAAATCTAACTGCCCCCAACAATCGTCAAGTTCGTAGTACTTTTCCTCCTCGTCATTCCATTCTTCAACTCCGAGAATTTCCATAAGCTCATTAAAAGTAATATGCTCGCCTCGCATATTGCTGACCCAAACGCAGGTTAAAAAACTGCACATGAATATTAACTTGTTATTATCAATTCCGTATTCATCGCACCACTCATCTGCTTTAACAAGATAATAGTCCATATCTTGAACGCGGTGCTCTAATTGAACAATCCATTCTTTGGTATCATTTCTAGACCAGTATGCCATATTAATTATACCCTCTGCTCTTATCTAGTTCTGCACAATCCGGACATTCGCAGTCTGGGCAGTATTCGCATTTGGTACAACTATGATTGCAGTGTGCAGGACAACCGCATTTGCATTTAATCGTAAATCGCTTGTAGTTTTGAAAGTCATCCATGTATTGTTCCATGTTTTTCTCCTGCTTGGGTATTTATTATGTAAATACAGTATGATCAACATAACATCAAATGCTAAAACAAAGATTACAGACCTCTTAATGGAAGAGAATAATCCAAAACTTGCTTTAAGAACCTTTGTGCAAGGTGGCGGCTGTTCTGGATTTAGTTATGGATTTACATTTGATGAAGAATTTAACGAAGATGATTTTGAGTTTCCAATTGGAGAATTTAGAGTCATAGTAGATGCTATGAGTATGCAGTATCTCCAAGGTGCCGAAATTGATTACAAAGAGGATCTACAGGGATCCAGCTTTTCAATAAAAAATCCAAATGCCCAATCTACTTGCGGTTGTGGCAGTAGTTTTTCCGTTTAAAAATGGTAAAAATTCAGTTGACAATCTGCTAAAATGAATGTATAATTGTTGTATGTTCAACCAACTATCCTTTTAATATGTCCGATTGTTATCGAGTTATTTCCAGTTTGGAAGACCACGCTAGTCGCCTAAACAAAGAAGCAATCCTAGAAGCAGAAATTGACAACGTAGAATTGTTTGAAGGTATGCGTATGGCCTTGGACAATCTCTACACGTTCGGTGTCAAGAAAGTTCCCACACATGGCGGACCTGATGGTCAAGGCCTGCCTTGGGAAGCGTTCAAAGAACTTTGTCATTTGCTCTACACAAGACAACTCACAGGACATGATGCTCGTGATGCCATCGAACTTGCTCTAAGTGCAAGCACACAAAAGCAGTGGAATGATTGGTATCGTCGTATCCTTATCAAGGATCTTCGTTGCGGTGTCAGCGAAAAAACAATCAATAAAGTTAAAAAGAATGCCGTTCCGGTATTTGAATGTATGTTAGCACATGACGGTGCTAACCACGAAAAGAAGATCACAGGTAAGAAACTCCTTGAGCCAAAACTTGACGGAGTTCGTGTTGTTACGATTATCAATGCAGAAAACAAGACTGCATCAATGTACACTCGCAATGGCAAGCTCTTGGAAAACTTTGGACACATTACTTCTGCACTAGAATCCAACATTGACTTGTTTGAGCGCAGTCTAGTACTTGACGGAGAAATGGTTAGCAGTAGTTTCCAAGCACTGATGAAACAGGTACATCGTAAAAGCGATGTTCAAAGTGAAGATGCTCGGTTGATGTTGTTTGACATCCTGCCACTCAGCGAATTCCAAAAGGGTAAAAGCGTTCTCGGACAAAAGCGCCGAAGCAATCTTCTCCGCAGTATGAAAGCTACCTTTGAAAAAGTTGGTAGTATTGATATCATTCCTCAAATCGAAGTTGACTTGGACACCGGTGTTGGTGAGATGCAGTTCAAACAATACAACAAAGATGCCATTGAAGCGGGCTTCGAAGGCATTATGATCAAAGATGTAGATGCTGAATATGTGTGCAAGCGTCACGTATCTTGGCTCAAACAAAAGCCATTTATCGAAGTCAGCCTAACGATTGTAGCAGTTGAAGAAGGCACAGGACGTAATGTAGGTAAGTTAGGTGCCCTAGTTTGTGAAGGAGAAGATGATGAGAAACTTATTAAAGTCAATGTGGGTTCAGGTTTTAGTGACAGTGATCGGGATAGTTTTTATCAATCAAGGGATGCTCTTCCTGATCAGGTAGTCGAAGTACGTGCAGACGCTGTAACACAGAATCAAGATGGCACATATAGTTTGCGATTTCCTAGATTCCTGAGATTCCGAGGATTCCAAGCAGGTGAAAAAATCTAAAATGGACAAACAAGCAATCAAAGATGTAATGTTCGGAGGTCTCTCCGAAATAATGAAAAATCGTAAATACTACTACTTCAGTTCAGTGGGCGCAAACTACTGTCATTTTACCGAAGACGGGCAAAAGGCACTCCAGGAATATATGACATTAATGGGTGCAAAATTATGTGAAGCTGAAGAAGCTGATCTTAATCAACGAGCTAAGGATCTCGTAATAAAAGGCTTAAAAGGAGAAACAGTTTAAGTGGCCAAAGAAGACGTAATCAGCCTTGAAGGTAAGGTTGAAGAAGTATTACCTAACGCAATGTTTAGGGTAGTTTTAGAGCAAGGACATACCGTGCTAGGACACATCTCAGGCAAGATGCGCCAAAATAGAATAACAATCCTCCAAGGAGATCGTGTTAAGGTAGAAATGAGCCCGTACGACTTAACCAAGTGTCGTATTGTTTACCGTTCAAAATAAAAGCCCCTTTCGGAGCTTTTTATTCTAAGTATTGTTTCCAACTAGGATGTTGGTAATCCCAACTTAATTTCTTACGCTTTTCAACCAACTGGAAATAGTTCGGCTTGTAAGGCTTGGCCTTAGGCACAATCTTCTTGTTGTTACCCTTGTTAGCATTACAGTCAGCGCAGGCGCAAACAGTGTTTTCAAAAGTAGTCTTACCACCGTGACTAACTGGCAGTACGTGATCCAGCGTAGCAGTTTTCTTGTTAATATCATCGCCACAGTATTGACAGATATATCCGTCACGAAGGAATACATTATGTTTGGAAAATCGGATACTAGTCTTGCGTTTTTCGTATTCTTTTAGGATCATAACGCTAGGAACCTGTGTTTCCCAATTTGCACTATGCACAATCCAATCTTCGTAAAATTCCAAAGGTGTGGCTTTATCAAGTACCAAATACTTGATAGCATCTTCCCAAGGGATTGTTGATAATGGCAGATAGGAAATTGGAGCTCCGTCTGCGTTTAGTATTAAAGTTGACATGTTTGTACTACTGATTATTGTTCCATAGTATTTATTGTAGCATATAATACTGGAAAAGTCAATATCATAGTTTGTTTATTTTTAAATCACTGTCCACGGGCAGATTCCATAATCTACGATTTTCTACACCGCGAGTCTGTGCAAACTTCTTTTGATTACATTTTGAGCAGACATGTTGATAATCTTCGCTGATCCTGCGATGATCCATTTTACCTAGGTCGCGCTCAAATATTGACAAACAAGAATTGCATTTGAACACTGCTACAGTCCGGGTTCTTGAGTAAGTATGTTCTACTCCCTGGCTGCTTTTTCTAGAGTATTGAACAGAGATCTTTTTTGTTTCCAGGAACATTGAGTATTTACATTTGGATTATAAAAATCCAAACTAAATAGTGTCATGAGCCATTCTACTAATATCCATTCCGGCATTGTTAACCCAGCAAGCCCCTTAAATGCCAAAGAAATGCAGGACAAACAGGACTTTGTTTCTCTTGATATTCCTTTGTTAATCCGTGTACTTGAATTAGTTCGTGAAGATATTAAATCAGACAAGGATCTACATGATCTAGTAGAGCGTATATTGGCTATAAAGAACATGGGCATTCTTACCATGGACCAATACGAAAAGATTGCAGGCGCTCAACAAGGGCAAGAATTAGAATCAATTAAAAAATTAGCGGGAATTAGATAATGGCTATTCAATATATCAATACAGGATCAAGTGCAAATGCTGGCAACGGTGACAGCCTACGATCTGCCTTTATTAAGGTTAACAATAACTTTGCCTACTTGAGCACCGCTACATTTGGAGCAGGCGCAAACGGCTATACTGGTAGTCAAGGTGATATAGGTTTTGTTGGCAGTAGAGGCGATACCGGGTTCACAGGTAGTCAAGGACCGGCAGGTCCTGGGACAATAGTGCCCGGAAATCCTGGTCGATTGGCATTCTTTATTTCAACTGGCAGTACAATTGCACAGACCAGTGGAATAACATATTCTACAGTAACACAGACACTAGTTATCGGTGATTCGGCAAATACTTCCACTAACGTATTTTGGATAAGAGACAGTTATAGTGCTGCACAACCTAGGGGTTGGGTGTTTACACAGCATTATGATAATAGTGATGTTTTAAATTTTACATGGAATAGAACTAGAGGAACTTTTGCAAATCCTACATCAGTGATTACTGATGATGATATTGCTGATTTAGTATTCACCACACAAATTGGAACAACACCTATAGATATTGCTGCAATAACTGTAAGAGTTGAAAATACGTCAACTGGTGTCCCTTCGGGCAAATTCATGTTTTTTACCAATCCTGGAACTACTAGTACCAGTAATTTAGTATCAGAATTGTCCTCTACAGGAACGTTTAAGTTTACTAAAATCGGAGCCCTAGTAACAGGCACAAATTTAATTGTAGAAAGCAGTTTAGTACCAGATCAAGATAGTGTTAGAAGTTTAGGATCAAGTGCTAATCAATGGCACAGTTTATATGTAAGCAGTAGTACAGTTTATATTAACAGAACACCTGTTACTATCGACAACGCAGGAACATTATTAGTTAATGGTAGTAGCGTATTAGGTACACCTGGCTACTCAGGTAGTCGCGGTAACTTAGGTTATACTGGTAGTCGTGGCGATGCAGGAT